GCACTTGACCACATACACGAATGGGTACAAGAGAATGGATTAGGACAACACATAATCACAAGTGATACTATTACTTTAAAATTACAGGAGGAAGAATAATGGCTAACTTATTTAAAGGACATGTTGATTCTTACGAGCTGTTGGATTTTTTATCTGATAGATTGCAAGACGAGTTAAACAGAATCAATGTAGAGAAGCGACGAGGCATAAAGTCCTGGAGTGATGCAAGGTATACAAGATATGATGAGCAAAGATACATGCTAAAACAACATCATAAATATCTACAATCTCTATACAAGGAGCTAGAGAAAGGCGACATGATAGAAGATATAGCAAGAGATAACTTCGCAGTTTTAGATGAGCCACCGTTCTAATGCCGACTAAAACATATTGGATTATGTTTAACAACAAAGACTACAAGGAAAATCCTAACTTAGTTATCGACATGTTAACTGACGCAAGGATAGAAGAGATACAAGAGGAGGAAGAATGATTGTGAAATCGTTTAGAAATACAAGAGTACCCTGGCATATTAAGTATAAGAAAGATTTAATTGCCTGGGCATTAGTTAGATTCAGAGATGAAGAACCGATAAGCAATGGAGAATTTGTCTATGAGTTACGATGTACTAGATTCGGTGGACTACTGCACGACCTAAGAAAAGAGGGTTATGACATAGCTACTGTACGTGCAAAACAAAAGGGACACTACATTTATTACTTGTTGTCAATGCCTGACGAAGAAACAAGTAACAACTTGAAGTTAGTTTAACAATGATAGTTGTCAATATTTGTAAATGTGTAGTAACATTATGAGTATGATGTATGTAGTTACGGCTATAGATATATACAATAGTGAAGAACGTAAGTGGGAGTTCGACAATCTTGTTGACGCTAACAGGAAAGTCAGAGAACTGAAAGACCAACCGAGCAGATATGTGGTCAAGTTCACAACAAGTTCTACTGTTGTTGTCTAGATAACAAAACAATACAGGATAAGGAGAATCATGGCTAATTTATTTGGCGAACCTAACTATCTAAAAAAGTGGGCTATTGAATTAGCCAACGCATGTGGTGGTCAAACAGTAGAGAAGACATTAGTAATAAAAGAAACTAATGTAAGTAAAGTAGATGAACTTATAGAACAGTTTGTCAAAGACCATAATGATATGGTTATACAAATACACGAAGTAGAAAAAGCAATGGAGGAAGAATGAGCGAAATGACAGTAGAAGATTTAGTTGCAGAACTAATGGCACTTAAGATAGAAGACAAGCAAGTGTTTACAGGTAACGTCATACGAGTAGACAATAAGATTATACTTACAGGAATGACTGCGACTGTACCTGTAGTTGTACAAACACTTGAAGTTGATGAAGACGGAGAGTTAGTAAGAGCGAGAAATGAAAAGGGACAATACCAGGCAGACAATCCTGACACCGTGGAGAACGAGGCGTTCAAGGAAGAAGAGTAGTATGGAGATACAATGGGTTGTGTTGATAGTTATTATGACTGTATTGTTAACAGGTATATGTATAACAGTAGTACAAATACTTAGAGATGTGTTCATAGGTTTTGGTATTACCTTAACAGAGCTAAGAAAAATAAAGCTGCAAGAACTCAACAGTATAGATGAATTAAAAAATACATTATCAAGTACACGTTATAGAATTATTGATTTAAAAAATAATGAAGAGGTAGAGTGGAACGTTAGTGATGGAGACATTGGAGATTGGTTAAACAGTGATGACTAATAAAAGACAAAGCAATGAAGTGGGACTAGAACTATTATCTTTTAATAAACTATTAATGGATAGTAAAAAAGATGAGCTAAATAAATTGTCACAAGTCAGGACTAAACTAATAAATGATTCTGTTGCTGAGGGTTGGAGCGTAATACAAATAAGCAAAGCAACGGAACTAAGTAGGCAACGTGTCTACAAGATACTTAACGAGGGAGAATAAATGGCTAAATATAATAAAGATGATTATGAAGTAGTAGAGGTAAGACTAAAAAAGTTTTGGAAGGATTACCCTGATGGACGTGTGTTTACAGAGGTTGTAAAAACAAGTGATGACGGCACTATGGTAATTGTTAAAGCAATGGTCTATCTAAATAGGGAAGATGTAAACCCTGTATCAACAGGTCTTGCACAAGAAACTAAAGGTCAAGGTGGATTTGCAAACGCAGATGCTTGGATGGAAAATTGCGAAACATCAGCTATCGGTAGAGCATTAGCTAATTGGAAGTATCAAGGTAGTACTAAAAAGAGACCGTCACAAGAAGAGATGAGTAAGGTACAACCAATACAGAAGACAGGCAGAGTTAAAGACATTGTCATAGAACAAGAAGATGCTGCACTTAAGAAAGCTAAGCAAGACTTTTCTAAAGACATAGGAGCTGATGAACAATCTGTTGCTGACCAAATATCAGATATCATTAAAGACATGTGTCCTGATGCAAAGCTAAGAAAACAAATTAAAGATTCTGCTTGGCAACAATCAATGGAAGACAACCTGCCTAAAGAGATAGAGGATTGGTCTGACGGAGATATGAAAACTTTCTTAGGTCATTTCGGTACGCTTATGCAAGATGACAAGGCTATGTTAGACAGCATGACTACTGATATAAGTGATACACAAATGCAATGTCCTGACTGTCAAAAGTTTGAATGGATTAAGGACAACAGAGAAACAAAAGCAACTAATGAGAAAGCTAAAAACATACCTGACTTTACTTGTGACAACTATGGTGCAGACAAAGATGGTTGTGGTAAAGGTTGGTACATAGGTAGCAAAGACTTTCCATTTGATAAATGGCTTTAGAAGAAATAGGTAGCAGCGAATCAATCAACAAGTTACTAGATAGAATAAAAAAAAGATACCCTACTTATAACTTTGATATTCCTGCTGAACCTGACCGTACACACAAAGCACCTTACTTGTGCAAAGATAATAAAGATACCTACTACGACAATGAGGGTAATGTCTTTTGTGCTACAAGGTATAAACTTGTAGATGAATACAACCCACATGCCTGGACATGGGCAACATGTCATGCACTTGTAAGTACTTTAGATGAACAGAAAGTATATAAAGATTTACAAGATGAGGCACCTTTCTAATGGGGTACACACCACTGCCTGAATGTGTAACGATACGAGTATCAGATATAGATGGGTTAGGTTTGTTTTGTGTTACTGCTATCGAGCAAGGATATAGCTTAGGCATATCACATGTACATGATACAAGATTTCCTAATAGATTTATTCGCACACCACTCGGAGGTTTTGTTAATCATAATGACGAACCGAACTGCAGAACTGTTGACATACAAGGATACAAATACTTAACGGCACTAAAAAATATAGAACCAGGGGAAGAACTAACTCTTAAATACAGTATGTATAATTTAGACCTTGTTAACTAAAACCCTATAAACATTGAGCATCTATCCCTTTGAGGTTGCCCTCAGACAAGAGACAATATAGTAGTGGCACTATGTACCACACAAACTACAAGATTTTTAAGTTATCCCAACCTTTATTGCTGACAGTAAACGATAAGACACCTGGGTGTGACCAGTTACCTGTCCTTGCAGTAAAGTCTATGCTCTTATCTAATGAAGGACACTGAAACCAAGTTCTATCTCCTTGCTGCTTACTACGAAAGTGATGATAGTGACCTGTTACAAGAATCTCTGCGTCTCCCGATGGTAAGAAACCATACATCTGTCCTTTCCACCACGATTCTATCTTAGCTTCAGCGTTACCACCACCTGTTGACATATGTCCATGTGTCATAGCAACAGTCTTACCTTTGACGGTAATGTTCTGATGAAATCCTTCAGGTATGTTTACTTCTACGTGTCCATATCTATCAGGATTAGCAGACATAATCTCTTTGCATATTTCCATGTGCATAGTGTCTGAGTTATCTAAACGTGTAGTTGTAACCTGACCCTTGCCTGACCTGGAGGTCTCGCCATGATTACCTGGTACTCCACACAATACAATACGTTTAGCTAATGGTAAGAATGTATCTATTGTTTTCATCATCATACTTCTAGCTAGTGCGTACTGTTCTATTAGTGTCAGCTCTATATTGAATGGTTGAGAATCATAGAATCCATAGCAGTTTTCTGTAAGGTCTCCAACACCTGCTATATATATCTCATCTATTTGTACGTTAGTCTTACGTAGTTCTTTGATTCTTTGTACTGCATCTTGTAAAGCTACATCATATCTTTTGACTGTATTCTCTACACCGTAATCTTTTTTACCTAGTTGCCAGTCACTCATAAAGAACATGAATGCTGTGTCTCCACCCTTGTCGTACTTCTTTATAGGTACTTTTCTTTTTGCAGCACTCAGTAATTGCTTAAAGTATTTGTCGTGACCTGGTTTTTTCTTGCGAACAATACCTTTAAACGCATAGAATGTCTCGACTTGTCCACCTTTTAGCTGTGTATTCCAACTAGATGCACGAACTTGCCCATCTATTTCATATAAGTTTGGGTCAAAGCCCCACTCTTTTAGTATGTCATCATACTTTGATTGATAGTTGGGGTCGTTTCCTACGTGTGTGATTTCTCCAAGACCAGTGACATTATCTATCTCATAGCCTGGCATCCATCCTGCTTTGTAAAAGTTATTACCTAACTCTTCAGAGGATAGCTTTTTTTTCTTTGGCATAAAACCTCCTTTAGCCCTGTTACCAACAGTCTATAGAGGTTTACTTAGAAATCGTGTATTTAATTAAATTATTTGCTGACTGATTGTGAGTTACCACCAATTTGTTTTTTGGCGTAAGTCTTAATTACAGCTAAAGCTGCACCACCACCTGCAAGAGCAGCCAACTGAAGTACTTCAGCGTCTACACCTACCAATGGAGCTACTGTTAAAGCACCGATGAACGCTTCTACGAAGGTCCAACTTGTTCTCTCCAACATATCTTTAAGTTCTGCACTCATTTATAATCTCCTAGTTTATTAATCTACCTTTAATCATAGCATTAGTCTTGATGACATTACCGTTTATCTCTTGCAATTTATCATATACAGACTCAGCTAATATCAAATGGTCTTTAGCTTTGTTATCCACTGGTTTATTTTCTAATAGATTGTTTATTGTATTGTATTTAATGGTAACTTTCTTACCTTGTAGTAATTGATTAGCCACCTTTGCATACATTTTCTTGTACGCTACGGCACTTGAACCTATAAATCCGTCAGCAGATATGTCTAAGTCCTGTTGACTTTCTCCAACAATGAGACACCCACTGGTATGCTCATCTGTGTTGCCAGTGTGTATCAGTATGTAAGTAAAATTAGGTACGTTTTGTATGTGCAACATGCCATAATGTGCGTTCTTGTATCTCTCTGTATACTTAGCATGAAACCCACCAGTCTTTCTAAACTGTACATCGTATGTACCCTCAGGTATGCAGGTCTCGTGCATTACTTTGACTGCTTGATACTGGTCTTCTAATGTATAACATTCAAATAGACCATCTATAAATAGCATACCGTTGGTAGCATCCTTGCCGAACTGTGTTCTAATAACATCTAGTTGCATCATTAATCCTTTCTAAAACTAATAGTAAGTAACCATACAGCTAATGTTATTAACGTAGCTAACCCTGTTACTTGTTGTGCAGAACCTGTCAAGGTAAGTGTTGCAATAACTAAACCAACCAAAGTCCAACTAAGGTTTAATGTTTCTTTAATTGCTGCGATAAACCAAGCCCATAGCTTTTTAATCATCAACTTCTCCTAAACATGAAAGCTGCCATACTAGCTATTCTAGTCAGAATAACTGGCACTACAACCTCTTGAGCTTTTTCCTTCTGGTCTTGAGTCATGTCATCTCCTATGTTTGCAACAGTTATGTCTCCTAAATTATTAAAATCTACGAATGTCTCTATAGGATTTTCTATAAACGATTCATAAGATACCTCTGTCACAACGTCAGCTAGTGTGTAATTCTCTACGTCAGCGTTCTCCACGGCTCTCTCAACGTACTCTTCTACTGCCTCAGCTATAACCTCGTCCTCTTTAACAGACTCAGCTATTATCTCTACGTCTTCTGCCTCTACCTGGAGTACCTCAGCTACAACTTCTACTTGTTCTTCTGTAAGTTCAGCTACATCTTCAATAGCTTCCTCAACTACAGCCTGTATAACTTCTTGTACTTCTTCTGATGCCTGGTCTAAGTTCTGTACACCAATATCATTAACTTCTTCTAAAACTTCTGATGCTTCTTCGTTGGTAAGCTCTTCGACATACTCTTGTATTGCTTCTTCTTTAGCTTCTTCATACTCTACTAACTCCTCTTCTGTAAACTCTTCTATCTCTTGTTCAGTAGCTATCTCTATCTCAATAACAATAACTTTTTCTATCTCTGCAACTTCAACAGCTACTTCCTCTTCAGTAAGCTCTATGGATTCTTCCTCTTCCACTCTCGGTAATGTTGTGGTTGACGTATCTTCACTAACAATTTCCTGTATCGACTCATCCAAAACTTCCTCGACATTTTCTTTAACTTTTTCATCTTGTACCTCCAACAAATCTTCTTGTATTTCTTCTTCAGTAGGTGGAAACAAATCGTTTTCTACATATATATCTATCCAGTCTACCTCATCAATAACAATATCCTCCTCAAAAATTTCTACTTCATAAATTTCTAAGTCCATCTCTTCTAGTTCAATTAGTGTGTCAATAAACTCTCTAGCTTTTTCCTCAGATTCAAACTCAAAGAACTCAATCTCCTGCTCATACTCCAACTCTTTAGCTTCTCTTTCCATCTCTTCTTCTGTAAGTTCAATGTATTCAATGTCAAGTATGTCAGCATCATCAATAAACTGTTCTTCCTCTTCGTATATATCTTCGTCAATAATTTCGATACCATAATTTTCTAGGTCTCCTCTTTCTATCTGTTCATCTGTAAGAGCTACACCGTATAGCTCCTCGTTCATAGCTCTCTCCTGGTCACGGTCTATAGTGCCATCGTTCTGTTCTTTCTCTGTGTATGTAACCTCTTCGTCTCCAACAACAATAACAATATTAGTACGCTCTTCTCTTTCTGCTCTTTCTTCATCGGTCTCGTTGTATCCTGTCTCAGCCATATTAGATTCAACCTCTATAGCTTCTTGTATCTCCATAACAATAATTTGTTCCAAGACTTCAGCTTCTTCTTCTTCTCTTATACCTTTTTCTTCATCAGTTTCTGATATACCATACGAAGCAAAGTTAGCATTTCTCTGTATTGTTAAAGGGTCAAGGGTGGTAGTAGTAGTGCCTATGTACTTTATCTCTATGTCATCTACTAAAGCCCAGTCATTAATTGTTATAACAAACTTATCTATAAATAGATTTGTTTGGTCATAAATGTTATAAACAATATCTTCCCACATTGTATTGTTATTACTGTAAGTCTGTGCATCTATAGTATTACTTTGTGTAGTGTCATCACTATGTGTGTACTCAACACTACCTGTATTATTTAATGCACCTATAGTAAAACCTACCTCATAGACATCATGGTCTTCAGGCAAAGTAAACTCATAGTCGTTAGAACCACCACTATGTTTTTGATATTCAAGTTCTATATGTGTGTTTGTCATACCATACAAACCACTCCAGGTATTGTCTATGTTTACTAAATTATTATTCTCTGTTTCAGGTACAACTATATCTGTTGTCTGTTCATTAAAATCTACACCACCGTCAAAGGTTTCTGTTTCTACTACTTGACCTTCAGGTATTGTAGTAGTAGTGGTTGTAGTAGTTGTAGGTGTTTCATCTGCAAATGCAGGTATAGGCACGGCTAAGAATAGTGCTATACATATTCTAAGTAACACTGTTTATACAGTGCCACAGCAGCCACCACCACAACAGCCATCGCCATTATATTTTGCCATCATACTCCTCACATTAGGTTGCCGACAAGTGCAGACAATGCACCGACAGCAACAATCCACCCAAACAATTCTTGTCGTCCAATCTTTGTATTAACCTTTTCATGTAACTCATCTATCTGTTTATTGATTTCTTTTTGACCCTCTAATATCATTACCAACATTTCTTTTTGTGTAAAGCCGTTACCTGTGCTCATTATGGAAGGTCATCATGGGACATCATATCCCAGTCCTCATCTAAGAAAATAGTTTCAGATGTGCTTATATACTTAATTAAATTGTATATTTCTTTGCAACAATATCCTATTAAAAATCCAATTAAGTAATCCATAGACTGGATTATAACATAGATTTATGAAGGTTTAGGATTATCGTCTTTAACTTTTTTTACAGCCTTGTACCACTCGCCAGTTTTGTCGCCTTTGTCTGCTGTCATGTCGTGGTAT